CTTGAGGGCAAGACCCTCATGAACTGGAGCGATTCCGGCACTTCCGCCGGCAAGCAGTTCACCCTGCCGGTCGATCAGGTGCTGGAGGAATGCGCCCACGCGCTGCGCGTGCTTGATCCCGACACCTACGGCACGCCTCCCGGCCAGGCGTCGGTTTCCTTCATCTCCGGTCACCTCGCGAAATGAACCTGCTCCAGCGCATTGCGGTCCGGCTGCTCTTCGGCACAGGGCCCTACGAATCGGCGAACGCATCGCCGCGCCGGGGGAGCGTGCCCGGTGCCGCCCCACAGGACGCGAAGTTCGACCTAACCGCTTCGGTGCGCAGCGAACTTGTCCGCCGGTCGCGCTACCTGCTGAAGAACTCGGGATTCTTCCGCGAGCTGGTCGGCAACATGGCCCTCTACGCGGTGGGCGACGGCATCCGCCCGCAGGCGCTTTCGCCCGACCCGGAATGGAACAAGGCCGCCGAGGACTACTTCCAGCGGTGGGCACGCCGCGCCGACATCACCGGGCGCTTCAACTTTCCGGAGTGCCAGCACCTTGCCTGCCGCGCCATCGACACCGACGGCGAGATCTTTGTCCACAGGGTGCTCGATGACACCGGCCTGCCGAAGCTCCAGCTCATCGAGGCCCACCGGATCGGGGATGACGGCGAGGACGAAACCATCGACGGCGTGAAGCTCGATCCGGTTGGCCGCCCGACCGCCTACCGCCTCCTCGATGACGACGGCGGATTCCAGGACCTCGAAGCAGGATTCATGCTGCACATCTTCGAGCCGGATTCGCCGAGTCAAGTGCGCGGGGCCCCGACCCTCCAGCACTCGATCAACCACCTCCTCGACGAGATGGAACTGCTCGCCCTGGAGAAGCACGCGGTGAAGGACAACGCCGACGTGGCCCGCGTGCTGAAGAGCAACCGCAACGACGGCGACGAGAGCGGCGACTTCCAGATCCAGGGGACGACCACCGCGCTGGAACCGAGCGACCCGGCCACCCTCCAGAAGATCGTCGGTGGCAAGATGGTCCGGCTCAATCCGGACGAGGCGCTGGAGAGCTTCCAGAGCAACCGACCGTCGCCCACGTTCACCGGGTTCCTTGAGCACCTGCGGCGGGACTCCGCGCTCGGCATGATCCCGTTCGAGTTCGCGGCCGATTCGTCAAAGGTCGGCGGTGCGGGCGTGCGGCTCGTGGTGGCCAAGGCGGACCGGCGGTTCTCGCTGCGCCAGACGCTCCTCATCGAGCGAATGATCCGGCCGACATGGCTCTTCGTCATCGGCCATGCGATCAACAGCGGGAAGCTCTCGCCCATCGAGGACTGGACGCGAGTCAGCTTCACCACTCCCCGCCGGATCACCGTCGATGCTGGACGCGAAGCCCAGCAGAACCGGGCGGACGTGGAGATGGGCCTCAAGACGCTGGCCGAGCACTTCGCGGAACTCGGCATGGACTTCACCGAGGAAATGGAGATCCGCGCCCAGAACGCGAAGGCGCTCCTCGAACTGGCCGAGAAATACCAGGTGCCGCTGGAACTGCTCTACCGCCCGAGCGGCGGGGTGTCGTCATTGACACCGCAGCCCCCGGCGTGAACGCCACCTTTCCCGAGCTGCTGTACCATCACCCATGGCTCATCACCCCCGAGGCCCACGCATCGCTTTCCGATCTGGTCGTCTCGCGGCTGGAGGTGGCGCTCTCGGCCAATGGGGACAGCGGCGACGACCCAGCCGCCACGGTCGATGACGGACTCGCCGTGATCCCGTTCTCGGGTGTGATGCTGCGCCGTCCCGACGCAATCGCCAGGTTCTTCGGTGCCTGCGATACCGAGGCAGTTCGTGACGCGGTGGATCTCGCCGCCGGAGACCGTGCGGTCGGTGCCATCCTACTGGACATCGATTCTCCCGGCGGCTCGATCAACGGCACCCCGGAACTCGCCGCGTCTGTGCGCAATGCGTCGGCCCGCAAGCCGGTATATGCGTTCAGCGCTGGCATGATGTGCTCGGCCGCCTACTGGGTCGCCTCACAGGCTGATGTCCTCTATGCCGCCCCGAGCGCCCGGGTGGGATCGATCGGCGTGCTGCTTCCGGTCGTGGATCGCTCCGAAGCCTTCGCCAAGGCGGGCGTGAAGGTGGAGGTGTTCGCGGCGGGCAAGTTCAAGGGTGCGGGCGTGCCGGGGACCAGTCTCACCGACGACCAGCGGGCATGGCTCCAGCAGGGCGTCGAGGAAACCTGGGGCCAGTTCAAGGACGCCGTGCGTTCCCGCCGGCAGGTGGCGGATGGCGCGATGGAAGGACAGCACTTCGCCGCGTCCGCCGCACTCGGTCACGGGCTGGTTTCCGGCGTGGCCGATTCCCGGGCCGAGGTCGAGCGGCGCATCCGCTTCCGCCACCTCGGTTGACACCGGAGCCACCGGCAAATGCAGACGCTCGACGAACAACTCGACGCGGCCCTGGCCGGGAAGCGCGACCTCGAAACGCAGCTCTCCGACGCCAAGGGACTCCTCGATGAAGCCCTCAAGGAGAACGAAACGCTCACCGCAGCCAACCAGGAGCTCAAGGAGCAGGCCGAACACGCGGCGGGGCTGATCAACGGTCTCGAAACCGATCTCAAGACAGCCCAGGCGGAAGCCGACAAGCTCAAGGCCGACGCCAAGTCCGCCGAAGAACGTGCCGCCGAATACTACGGCGCGGCCAATCCGAAGCCGGCCCCCGCCACTCCGAAGGGTGAACCGCAGGGCAAGCCGCTGGCCGAGCAACTCGCCGCGATCACCGACCCGGTCGCCCAGACCGCCTTCTGGCGAAAGCTCAGCGACGACCAGCGCGCCGAACTCCTCGCCACCACCTGATCCGCATCACCAACCCCACCGACCACTCCGATGGCCAACACCCTCACCAACGTCAAGGACATCAAGGTCGCCCAGAGCGCCCTTGCCCCGTGGATGCACAGCCTGCTTCCGCTGCGGGCCTTCTCGTCCAACTTCTCCCCGGCCCCGGCCGACCGCCTCGACACGATCCGCGTGCCCCTGATCGGCGCGCCCTCGGCATCGAGTGACTTCGCCGGCGACTACACCGCCAACGCGGATTCCACCGTGTCGGTCGTGCCCGTGGTGCTCAACAAGCACAAGTACAAGACGGTCCACATGACCGCCCGCGAGAACATCGAGACCGCGCTCCCGCTGCTTGAGAACCTCGTCGGCACGGCCATCCGCCAGCTTGCCTACGACGTGCTCCAGGACATCTTCACCGAGATCACCGCCGCCAACTACGGTGCCCCGGTGGTCCCGGCCTTTGCCGCCACCGCCTGCGACTACGCGAAGATCATCGAGATCCGTGAGGGCTGCGCCGACGTGAAGATGCCGCCCGAGATGCGCTCGCTCATCCTCGATGACGCCTACTTCTCGAACCTGCTCGCCGACGACGTGGTGTCGAAGTCCTTCATCCTGCCGCTGGCCCAGCCCGGCGTGATCGAGGCCCGCATCAACCGCATCGCCGGGTTCGACATGTATGAGACCACGGTCCTGCCCGACAACGGCGAGAACCTGGTCGGCATGGCGGCCCACCCGAGCGGCCTTGCGGTGGCAATGCGCTACCTGACGCCGGTCGCGAAGTACGACGAGGCGGGAGCGGTGACCGATCCGCAGACCGGACTGACCTTCGGCTACCTGCGCCACACCGACACCCGCGCCAACAAGGTCTACATCACCGTCGAGTGCCTCTACGGCTTCAAGGTGGCCCGGGCCGACGGCATCCGCCGCATCGTCAGCGCCTGATCGCGCTTCACCCTGATCACAAGGGCCGCCCGTGGAAACCCGATCCACGGACGGCCCTTTTCATTCCATGAGCCTGCAATCCGAACTCGCCGCCGACTTCCGCTCCATGCTCGCCGAGAACGGCGTGAGCGTGGTCGTCGGATCGCAGACCGTGCGTGCCCTTGTTGCCGAGCCGCAGGTCGGTGCCCAGATCGACATCGGCGGCCTGGTGCCCGAGGCGCAGCTTTCGGTGCGCATGCTCAAGGCAGACCTCGCCGCATCTCCGGTCCTCGGCCAGCTCGTGAAGGTGGACGGCGAGGACTACCGCATCACCACCATCCGCCGCCGTCCGTCCTCGCCTTTCGTCACCCTCGACCTCGCCTCTCCCCATGAGTGATCCGATCCGATTCACCGCGAAGATGAAGGGCGGCAGCGACGTGGTGCGCCTCCTCAACCGTCACCCGGAGAAGATCGGGCGCACCCTCGAGTCACTGGTGAAGCAGGAGGCCCGGGGACTCGCCGTCGAACTGGCCCGAAACACGCGCCCCCATGGGTTCTCCCAGAAGGCACGGAAGCGGGGCGAGAAGGCGGTGGCCGCGGACATCGGCAGGGTGTTCGCCACGCCCGAACAGGCCTACGAGACGGCCAAGGCGGCGGACATGACCCACGCGGATCGATTCTGGGCGCACGTCCAGAACCGGCGCTTCGCCCGTGCTCGCCAGGCCCTCGCCGAGTCGCCGTCGAAGTGGAATAGCCTGCCGGTCGGCCGCCTCGACCCGAAGTTCCACCAGGAGAGCCGCACCGGTCCCCATGCGAACGTGAAGCGGCGGGAGCCGGCCCAGATCGTCACCAGCCGCAAGGCACTCCAAACCTACATCGCCCGCATCCAGAAGCGGGTCGGCTTTGCCAAGGGCGTCTGGATCAAGGCAGCGAAGGACATCGGGGGACGGGTCCGGGGAGCGGCACAGTGGGCGAGCCGGCACAGGAAGGCCCCGGGCAGCGCCACGGTGAAGAGCGGCACCAAACCCTCCGTCACGCTGATCAGCCGCCTCGACTACATGGACGACGTGCTGACCGAAGCCGGCGTCAGGCTCGCTATGGAAGTGGCCGCTGGACGGCTCCGGAGGGCATTGGTAACGTCGCTGCGCAAGATCAACGGGCGGATACAGCGGCGTTTGAAGAAGGCCGCCTAAGCGCCGAAACCAGCATACATTCCAACGATCATGGCCAGTGTGACAGCAAGGGTGGAGGTGAGCGTCAGGCTTGAGATTCCGGACGATTTAGCGACAAAGATCACCAAATCAGACATCGTTGAGATGTTTGGCACGGCGGTTGGGCACAACGCCAGCGGCCTCGGGGTGCAGGTGGTCGCAGACGGGAAAGCCCAGTGGCACGGAATGGTTTTCGAGAAAACAGATCCGGTCATGGCCTCGGCCTTCGTTGATGGATGGATCGACGATGCGGAAATCGAGATCGAGGACGACGGATTCGACGCCCTTGAGAAAGAGCTGGAGGATACCTGAGCGGGTTGACGCGAGGGCCCCGGTCAGATGCCCAACCTGATCGAAGACGCCCTCGCCTCCAAGCTGGCCGCATGGCTCGCCGTCAACCGCCCGGAAGCCATCCCCACTACAGTTCCGATCCAGGTCGCCAACCGGGACGAACTGCGCACCCGTCCGTGCATCGTGCTGGCGACCTCGGAATCGAAACCGGTCACAGCCATGCGGCACACCGCCCGACTGAAGCTCGATGTCCATCTCTTCACCCAGGTCGATGACACCCCGGCCGCCGATCATGCCATCTGGGCGGCGGCGTTGGTGACGATGCTCGCAGGAGTCGTGGACCTGAAGGCGGACCTCGACTCGGAAACCTTCTGCCTGCACGACCTCATGCTGAGGGATTCCGCTACGGTGCCCGACGAGACACGAGGCCGCGAGACCGTCATCACCTACGAGGCGGTCGTTTCCGCCGTCTGATGTCCCGGTTGACATGCCGCCAGCGGTCAAATGGCCGCATCGCTCCTCGGCACCACCGGCAACTGGGGGATTCCCCAGGATGAATCCGGTATCCTCATCACCGACCTGTCGTTCGATTTCTCCAACCAGGAGAAGCCCGTTCTCGACAAGGGCGGCGAGGTCATCGGCCTCTCGCTCTACCAGGAGATGGTCGAGATCAAGCTCTCGGGGCTCGTCGCCAAGGATTCGCCCTTCGCCGGCAAGATCGGAGCGGCCCTGGCACTGGCGAACAGCGTTCCGGCCCACCTCCAGTCCAGCGGAGGAACCACCATCCTGATGCAGGTCAGCCGCAGCCTCAACAACGAGGACTTCGAGAAGATCGACCTCACCGCCAAGCACTACCCGCTGCTGGCCCTCGGCGGCGGTGGTTCCTGATCCAACCCACCACCCGAGATCCCATCATGAACTCCGTATCCCATGTGTCTTCCACGGCCACCAGCAACACCTGTCTGGCCGCCGCCCTG